TTACACGCCTACCGCGTTTCCAACACGGCCTCTTGAGCCTCTTGAGTAATCTTCCATATATGGAGCTGGTGGGAGTTTGAAAAAGTCTTTTATATCAATACTTTTCATAATTCTTTCTACATTTTGGTAATAACCCATAGAACAGAATACCTCTCAAGCTATTAACCATTCTATCATAGATTTTGAAATAGTCAATACTTTTTGAAAAATCGCCTGATTCTACTATGAATCAGGTCATTTTAATTCCCCTATCACATCCGCTAACTTCTCCACGCTTACCACTTCCCAAGGTCTGACTGACTCGCCTGGTAAGACAAAATCGAATATTTCACCATCACGACGAACGACCGTTACCATTTCGCCAAACCACCCGTTTTCAATTGCTTCTTCGAAAATTACTTGTACTTCTGTCATTTTTTTATCCTCCAATCTATTAATTCGCAAAAAATCTTTTGTTTTTTTAAAAATTGAAAATAATATCTAAAAATCTGTATTCTACTGTATCTTGAGCTATCTTGAGATTATCTTGAGCACGAAAAAAAGCCCCTAGGATTTTTCCTAAGGGCTAAAATTATTATTTAAAAGTACCCCAGGCATCACCATAGCACTTGCCATCTTTGGTTGCTCCTGTGGCTACATAATTGCGGATGCCACTGCTGCCGATATACGACACCCACACATAACCATTAGTATCAATGATGACTGTGTCATAGTCAAATGATTCGCCACGCTTGTATGTTGCAACAATCTGACCGGATGTGTTCGGAGCACGACGGATATTGATTGCATCTACCGTCACGCTCATTGTGCCTGTCTCACGGTATGTACGGGCACCTGCCGATGTCGGTGCTGTCTGCGTGACCGTTCCAGGCGGTGTGATGTAATGCACAACCTGTTGACGGTAGCTAGCAGCACTATAGTAGTTGCGGGTAGGGTACCGCTTGCCACCGTAGTTTTGCTCCAGAATGGTCAATCGGTCACCATCCACCGCTTCTACAATCACCACATGCCCATAGGGGTTGCCTGATGTTGCACCTAATGTCACAATCTGACCTGCTTGAAATGGCCCAGATGTGGATACGGTCCAGCCGTTAGCTTGCCAGTTATATGATGAGCCAATATTCTTGGCTGAAATCGTATCACCAGTGGCACCACTGACCCAACCAACACCAGCCCCAAGGCCGACTGTTGCATCCGGGCTAATCATGCGCTCATACCAACTGGCCAAAGCATAGCATTCACCATTGCCAACAGACACACCGGACCCAACCTGAGCTCTTACATTATTTAATGCTTCATTTACTGTTGTCATAGGCTTCTCCTTTCCACGCATCATTCATCTGCTTGACTGCGCTCTCGATAAAGGTCTCTAACTGTGTATCAGTCATATAGATGTTGTATTTAGCAAGCTGACCTGTTACGCGACGTTTAGCCATGTCTAGCTTGTCTACATGCTTGTCCTGGTCTAGCTTGGCGATTTGTTCAACTGCATTAACAGCGTTCCGTGCCAGAATCTCTGTAATTTCGACCGCTCGCTTACCACCCTTGGCAATCAGATACTTTTTGACCTCATGGACAATCATACCAGCAACGATAGCTAATATACCAGTAGCAGACCCTATAATAATTTCTGTAAGTTGATTCATACTTATTCTCCTTTTTCGATTTTTTCAATACGGTCACTCATTAATGACACTTCACCTTTTAAGCCACCGATTTCACGAGCCATGGCTCCCATTTCTGCGGTAGTCTTTTCAAGATGATTCATCAAGCGGTCCTCCCGCTTGTTACTTTCTTCCTTGGCCTGCTCATGGAAATCCATGAGCTTAGCTTCTCGCTTGTCTGACGTCTTAATCAGATAACGGATGACGAATCCGAATAATAAAATAAACAAAATAGCCCAAGCAACTTGACTTTGGGCTATTCTTTCTGCGTGTTCGATTGGCATAGGCTATGCCCCAACGGTCGGGTCTGTCCAGTCTGGATTTCCGTTTTCATCAAATTTCATAATCCAATACTCTTCGTTGAGCATGTCAGCGATATTAATTGTCGCAGCGGTACCGCCCCATTGGTTAAAAGCCCAGATAGTTTCCACGGCGACAAATTTGCGACGACCGCTTACGATTGCAGGACGTTTCTGCACGTCGCGATACATATAAAAGTCTTGATTTGCTGACTTACAACGGATAAATTCTCCGTGCTCTTTCATGTAGACGAGTGCTGTTGCCAAGTCAAATGGTTGTGTTGTTTCTTCCAAGTTAAGCAATGTGTTGTCTGTAGTTTGAGTCATAATTATTCTCCTTCGATAATTTCTTCTGGTTTAGTAGCTTCGTCCAGTTGCTGAGTCAAATCTGTAATCTCTGCTTGCAGTTGTGTGATAATCTGCTGCGCTTCTGTCAGCTGTACAGCTAACAGATTCTTAGTCGTCATTTCCTCTGACAGCTTTGTCACGAGGTCGTTATTAGTCAAGCGTAGAGCTTGTGTGATTTGTTCTTGATTCATAAATTCTCCTATAAATTTAATTCAAATTTCCAGTTGTCCCGTCTAGCTTTTATGTGTGTACGAAGTGCTTCGTTAAACTCAAAATTGTTGTAAATAATGTGATTCCAGATGTCCCATAACGCTGCCACTGCTGTATCCAGTCGGATAGGCTTCGAATTTTTATCTGGGGCCACAAAGTGCTTAGACCAAATTTCGGACTCTGCGTTGATGTTAGCAGGGACTATACGTTGAGTGACAGAATTGATATTCCAACCGACATCGCCTTGTGCATGTCTTAATAGCGTGTTATCTCCATAAATCCTCACATTGTCTTCTGTGTTTATATTGTTTGTGTTCTCTACAACAATCCCTGCAAATGTTGCCGAATTAAAAACTTCTCCTCCATTACGGTTACTCCCGATGATTGTTCGCGAGTAATTCCCTTCGGTTTCGAATTTTATAAATTGAGTAGGGTGTCCAGTATAGATACGTCTTATTGCAGCTACGTTTGTGTAAAAGTTGATTTTACTTTCGTCGAAATTGACATCCATACCACCGTTGAGTGCTTTAGCAATACCGCCAGCAATCTGTTTAGCTGACACAGCCACTGCCTGGACGCTTGTGATAAATGCGCTTTGAGCAAACAGCTGCTTAAACAAAGCTTCGTTAGCGGTCATCTTATTTAAAAACGCCTGGTCAAAGACTATCTTACTGCCATCAATCGAGTTAGCCCGAATGCGTGCTGCATCAAGCGTGCCTGTCTTGATTTTCCCTGCATCTAAATTGCCAATCATTGCGTTGATGATGACGCCATTATCAATTAAAGTTTGACCTGTGATGTGCGTCAATCGACCGTCAATCCTGTTTGTGCCATTGGCAAGTAAGTTAATTTGGTTTAATATCTGACCGCTACTAGTCAAGTTTTGGACTGCCCAAGACCCAGCTAATTGACTGACTTGTATCTTGAGTCCGTTAGTACCAGACACCTCTGTGACTAGTCCTTTAGCCGTCTCAATCGCTTGATAAACGTCACCACCGCTTGAAATAGACCGCTCAAATTTGTTTGCAGATTGGATTGCTTGCGATATGCTATCGCCATTGCCAATAAGCCGCTTATGAGCGTCTACGGTGTCTTTAACAGCATTAAACAATACTGTTGTTGGGAATGGCGCAATGTAAGGAGTCGCAACAATCCCTTCCTCAAGCTTAATATTTCGAATTCTAAATTTTTTACCAGTTTCTGAGGAATTACACACAAAATTGATGTAATTATAGATATTAGCAGGTCTATTTAATACAACTGTATAACGCTTCGGTGTTTTGTTGATGAGTGTCAACTGGTCTGGACTGCCAAAGTCTGATTCAAGTCGTGCTGTTTCTGCAACAGTATCAACCAAATAAGCTTCATAACTGACCACATATTGTTTTTTTGACGGGTTGATATCATCTGAGTAATACCAATGGAATCCAGACCACCTATTTTTAATCGTAACCTCAATCCAACCATCATCAGATTGTACAAAGCTAGCACCTCCAGTTGCTCTTAAATCACTAAAAACAACATCAAAAAGATTTTGATTGACTTCCGTCGGTATCAGACCTCTTGTTTCTGTAATCTGACGTTCAAAGCTACCAGCTGTCTCTTGCACAAGATTCTGCACAGTCGTGGATAGCGCATAAGGTTGCAGGGCACTACTTGTAATATAGCCACGACCACTGATATTGCTATCTACCTGTGCTTTAGTCTGATAGCCTTTATCTGTGATTGCTTTATCTACCTGCGTCTTTGTCAATCGCTTGTTAATCTCATCCGCATTTTGAGTAATCGCTGTTTCAGCGCTATCAACTCGGCCGGTTAGTGTATTGTAGTCCGTGTGAGATACTTTGCTTGACACATCGCTAATTAACTGTCGGATTTTAGCCTCAGCAGTCGTGACCTTGCTATCAGTCGTAGTCAGGCTGGTTGATAGCTGCTCGACACCCGAAGCAGTCTGAGTGATTGTGGTTTTGACTGATGATAGTTCATCATTAATATCTTCTGGTGCTGGTGACCAATCGGTAGCGACTGTGCCTAACTCAACTTTGATATTTCTAACCTTAACTCCAGTTTTAGATGGCGCATAAAGTTCTAACCTATTTGAGTTGGTTGAGAGGGTATAGCTAGTATTAGAAATAGGTTTAACAGTAACTTTGAATTTCTTCCAAGCATTCGTAGCCGTTCCAACAGTGGCACGGTTGAAATAAAAATACTGAGGAGCAGAATTCGCATTGTAAACCTGTAAAATAGTATCACCGTTTGGAGAAATGGCTTCGAATGAGATTGTAAAGGTTTTCCCGGCGGCTTCTGGTAGCGGATAAGTTAACCTATTGTAGATTTGAATAAAACTCGCTACATTAGCATAAACAGGTAGTTCTATTTCCTCGTTGCTTCTATATCCTCTAAAATAGTTTCGTCCACCTACCTCAGTCGGAATCTTCCCTTCAACATTGCTAATCTCAGTCCGTATCTGACCCGCCACAGTATCGACCTTGGCGCTGGCAGTATTGATTTTCCCGTCAAGCGTCTGCGTGGTTGATATTAGCTCGGTCAATTTGCGGTCAACTGTATTTTGATAAGTCGCTAGATTTTGCTTGGCAGTGTCAGCGGTCGTCTTAATATCATTGAGTTTCAACGTTGTTCCGCGGACATTTTCGTCATAGGTAGACTTGGCAACGTAGTTAGTAGCAATCGCGGTACGTTCGGCAGATAACTGTTTGGCAGTTTCGGTTCGACTGGCAGTCAAATATTGGTTGGCTCGTGTACCTTCTTCATTTTTGTAGGTTTCTAGACTCTCTAATCGAGTATTGATTGCAGTCGCTGTCTGCTGAGCGTAGGTCTTAGCATCTACTGCCTTGCCATCTGCCAATTGGATTTGACGGGACAACTCTGCACTGGATTCCTCGGCGGTACGTTTGTATGTTGCGATTTCAGAGCGATAGTCTTCGTAAGATGGAGAGTAGTCTGTTGCTAAAAGCCCTTTTTCCATCTTTATATTTTTTATATCGACTTCGATACCATTTCGATTTAAAAAATATACTAATTCTTTACCCGATTTTTTTGCACGAAATTTAAAAATAAATCGTTTCCAGTCAGTTTTTGTAATTTCAACATAATCAGTATCTTCGTTATGTAACGAATCAAATTTTATATTTAATCTCGGACTAGAACTGCTTTCTGATATTTTCTTTGCATAAAGGCTAATAACATAATCTTCACCTTGCTCGACTTCAACAAATTGTGCCATTGTCCAAAGACGAGCTGGCAATCTTACATACTTACCTGTAGCTTCATTATGGATTTCAGGCAATTTATGCCAATTTTTTTCCCCTTGACTGAAATCACTATTTTTGAATAAGTTAGTCCCACCAACCCTCAGATTCTCAAACCGCTCCGTCACGCCATCTATGCCACTCTGCAAGTCAGCAGTCTTTCGATTGATACTCTCAATCTGTCCTGTCTGAGTATTGACGGTCTGTGTTAGAGCTTCGTATTGGGTCCTCGTTTGGCTCAGAGTGTCTTCTACTGTCTTGGTCCTAGCTGTAACACTAGTGATGTCCCCTGTCGCTTTATTAACCGTTTTAGAGAGTTCTGCGACTGTTGACCTCGTACCATCTGCCAAGGTTTCAACGGTCGTCACACGATTGGTCAAAGCTGTCTGTGCTCGTGCTTGCTCCAAAATCTTGCTCGCTTGCAAGTTAAGGTCGTTTCGCAAAGCTGTAGCACTCGCTTGGCTATCTCTGGCCTTTTGGTCAGCACTAGCGATAGCCGTCTGCAGTTCGGACTTGGCAGTGTTTAAGGCTTGACTGACTGTCGCTACCTGCGCTCTCGCATCTGCGATAGCCTCGGTCTTTACCTGGTTAGCTCTAGCCAATGCACTAGCAGCATCCGACTTTGCCTGGTTGGCAAGTGATTCGACAGATTGAGTCTTGGACAAGATGTCTGCGACCTGTCTGTCGTGTTCCTCGGATTGTGCTTGCATGGATTGGTTGACTTGGGCGATTTCAGTATCAATTTCCTGTTTAATAGCGTCAGCATACCGCTCAGCCTCAGCTTGGGCTTGCTCGATACCGTCATTGATTTCGGATTTGGCTTTGTTAATTTTTTCATCGAATTCCTTATCCTTATATTCCAGTTGCTGTTGAACCTCTGCTTCGATCTCAGTAGACATTTGCTCGATGCGCTTGCCTAAAAATCCCTTATAAGAATACTGAGTATCATTACCAGCTTTGCTGTCTGCACTAATTTTGGATTTTAGACCGCCCTTGAAATTAAAAGATTGACTCAGTACAGGGACTTTAAAAGTCTCGTTTTTGTTTGTTTTTAACGTAATCCATTGCCCGACATCCAGTTTTAGGTGTCCTTGCCAATCAAGAGAAAATGGATAATACTTGATTTCTTTCAAATCATAATACAAATCGTCTAAGATATTCTGTATCATGAAGCTATTTTCTAGCTCTAAAGAGCGACCAGTTCGCAATCCAACTGTTAACGTCTCTTTGTCTTTCTTGCAAGTGATACCTGCAATCTGGTACATAAGTTCGCTTTTAGTCAGGCCGTGCAAAAAATAATTATCAGCAGTAATTGTGATATTTGATTCAGTCAACCCACGAATTTCCAATTTGCCTTTTCTGTTAAAAAAAGCAGAAAAGCCAAGCAATTGAATCGCTTGACTTAGTACTTCTCTAAAAGTAATGTCCTTTTTATCCGCTTTTGATTGGATATGATGCTGAATCGCTCGGAAACCTAAATCATCTGTTTCTAACTCTACTCCTGTCTTTACACAAATTTCGCGAATGACATCTCTAATCTGTGCCGGGTAAGTCAGGTCAGAAATATAAGGTTGATTGAGCTTGAACATCCCATCCATCAGATCTAATTCTGTGGTATTCCTGTTGCGGTCGATGTTAATATCGTTGACAAAATACTCACCCATTGCAACCCACTCGAAGGAATCGCCAACTTTTAGTCCTATCTCTGGATAAACTTTATCCAATTTGTTAAAGCTAGTGATGATAGATGTAAAGGTCAATTTAGCCGAACCAGCAACTGTTCCGCCAGGTTTTAAAGTATCGCCGCTGATATATCCATAATTGAAACTAGCTTCTTTGATGTCGCTAGAAGTATAGGCACCTGCACGAATAGCAAACACCCTATCTTTAGCTAACATAGCTTGGTTAAATGTTACCGTGTGAACCACCTTACCTCTCTATTAAACTAAATTTTAAACCGCTCCATGGTTTGAGTTTTTCATCAAATGAATATGCTGGTGCTGTTCTGTCACCAACATAGAATGTTTTAGAGGTCTGCCCTAAGATAGGGTCCGGATAGGATACTTCAAAGAAAACAGGCTGAACAGCATTCTGTATCTGAGCCATCTCAGCCTGTGTCAACATCCCCCAATCACATTCCAATTTGCGCTTGGTTGTAATCCTATCCCTGACCATGTCTCCGTTAGCATTTCGACCTGTCTCGCCATCTACATCATTGATAGCGACTTGAAAAGATTTAGGAGGTACTACTGTAACTCCATTGATAATCAATCGACTCATGTTTCCCTCCTAAATGTTTAATAACAGTTCGCCAGCTTGCGCCTGTGCTTTGTTAATCTCATCAATCGCAAAGCGTCCGAATTCTCGGCTGCCGATATTGATGACGATGTCACCACTTGGCAATCCAGACGATTGCGGTAGACCTCCGCCCAAAGCATTAACAACTGCACCGCCGACAACTCGTCCCATTGTTTGCAGGAAGCCTGTATTTTCCAACGGCATAACTACCTCTTTACCAGCCTCCCCAATCATGGCAACGGTAGGGCTGTCCACAATACCACCACGGGCAAGACGAGGAAGGTTGACGTAGCCAATGCTACCTAGGCTAACGCCTGGAATGTTATTGATTAAACCAATAACACCGTTAATCATACCGATAAAGCCATTTACAGCGTTCTCAATAGTGGCAAACACACCATTCATCGCATAACGAAATGCACCAGAAACAGCAGTTGCTACAGCGCCACCAATGTTGCTAAACCAACTGACGATGTTATCATAAATGCCACGGAAAAATCCTACAACATTGCTGAAAGCATTTGTAATACCATTCCATGCCTCAGAAAACTTCTGTCCAAACCATCTACCTACGTTGGAAAATATATTCTCAACATCTTTCCAGCGGTCACCAAACCATTTACCTAAACCTTGGAAGATGCGGACAATAGCATCCCATCCAGCCTGTAATATTGCAACAATGGTATTCCAGACACCTTTTAAGAATGATAGAATGACGTTCCAAACGAACATGAAAATAGACGACAGTAAATCCCACATTCCTTTTGCTACTTGAACAATGCCGTCCCAAGCCTTTTCCCAGTCGCCTGTAAATACACCGACCAGAAACTCGATGATACCGCCTAGGATTTTTAAAACAGCTCCTAAAACATCGAAAACAACATTCCACGCTTGCACGAACCATTCTGCAAGTGTTTGGAATATTGGAACAAGTACTGGTAGTATGTTCGCTGCAATCCAATCAAAGAGTGGCAAAAACCCCTCTTCCCATACAACTTTCAATAAATCTACTACTTGACCGAATGCGTATAGGAAATTATCAACAAAAGGCTGAATATGGTTATCAAACATATCAGAGAACAATTGTCCGATGCTATCTAATACTGGTTGAACATCATTGTTCCAACTGTCTATCAGAGTGCCAAAGATAGAACTGAAGCCCTCAATGAACGAATCAAAGAACGGCTTTAAGTGTTCATCATAGGTTGCATTTAAGCTGATAAAGGTATTCTTGAACAAGTCCTTGATAGACGCGAAGATAGGTTCTACAGCTGATAATAAGCCGATAAATGCCGTTGTAATACCTGCTTGATTATCTACGGCTAGACGCTCCCAAAACGCCCAAAAATCTCGTTCAATCTTTCCGGTTATATCATCTATCCCCATCCGGATATAGATTAGTGAGGAGATAATGGCAGAACCGATATCGGTCGCTGCTACGCTTGTGATTGTATCGTAAAAAATTTGACCAATAGCCTGAGCTAAATTTCCGATACTAGTGATAGTGTCGCCTTTTATCTCAAATTGTCTAATTAGCCAATTCTTTATATCGAGCTTAGTTTCTTTTAAGGATTTATCTAGACTTTCGGCAATAAAGACTGCAATGCCCATCACGACATTTGCGACAGCTCCCGTTCCTTGTCCCAGAGCGTAGGATAATTTCTCGCCAAACCTTGCTGCTGCTTGCAAGACAGTTCCGTCTGCAAAGATGTCTTTTAGAGATTCCCAGATACCAACCAAAGCGTTTTTAAAACGGTCCAAGCTGTCAGCTCTAAACGACATATTAAAGCCGTCTTTAAACAGGTCTTTTAATTTTGAGAGGTAATCAAAAAGAGGTTGTAGGGTTTTATCCCATCCGTCAAATATGGACTTAAACTGGTTGTCCATATCAGTCAATTCTATTTCAGGTAAGATGTCAGTTCCGTTCCCAGAACTCCCTCCCTTGCCATTTTTGCCGCCCTTCCCTCCGCCGGAACCGCTACCAGCTCCGTCTGAGTCGTCTTTGTTCAAATTTAGGGTAGTGATTTCATCGAATCCTGCTAAGCCCAGAAGTTCTTTAGCAGCTTTCTTAGCTGATTTGGCAGTATCATCTAGATTGTCTGCAGTCCCACCGGACGCGTCATCTACACCGTCCATGGCATCGCCTAGACCGCCTACTGCGTCATTTGCGTTTTGTGCACCCTGAGCAAGATTTCCGATTGCGCTATTCTTCACGTTGGCTTTTTTGTTAAACATCAAACCGATAAACTCAGCAAGTTTAGCAGTGACATTTTTGAGTACCATCGCAAAAGAATTTAGCACAGGCATCATGGCATTAATAATCGGTAACATAGCATTACCAATATTTAGCGCCGCATCGCTCAAAAGCGATTTGAACAAGCTAATACGCCCGTTTACAGACTGTTGCAAGGTATTGCCGTACTTGGCTGTCGCTTGCTCCAAAATAGCCATCAAGCGAATTTGTTGCTGGGTATTGTAGTCTAACTGTTGCCAAGATTGCCCGTTCGCAAATCGCTTAAAGGCATTTGTGGACTCAATCATGGCGACATTGACGTTGATTCCAAGGTCTTCAATCGCTTCGGTGTTCCCTAGCAAGCCTGATCGGATACGTTCCATAACATCTGTCATGGTCCGTCCGCTACCTTGCGCAATAACAGCAGATGTCTGTAACATCTTGCCTGTATAAGCGCTCAGTTTGTCGGAATCTTTGATAAAGTTGGAAAATAGATTGGAATAGACAGCTCCGTACTTGGTAGCTTCTCCAACACTCATATTCATTGCGTTGGCATTGTTATCAATCCACTTTAAAAACGCTTGGGAACTTTCGCCCATCTGCCGTTTGATTTGATTGACTGAAGCACTCACTTCAAGAGCCATCTGCGTAGAATACATGCCGAGGTCTAACATTTTCTTGCCTAGGTAAGCTAACGCAGTAATCTTAGCAAGTTTGCCCAAAGCAGCCGCCATACCACCAGCTTGTTGACCTACACGCTCTCTAAGACCTTTTGTCTTGTTTTCAATTTTGTTTTGAGTTTGCTTCATCTGAGATTCCAATTGCTTCATCTTTTTTTGAAATGGAGCAATCTCGCCTTCGACAATAACTCTCAACTCTTCTAAGGTTGTAGCCATAGTTCCCCTCCTTTCCATGTTATCTTATTCGGAAGTTTTGAATCTTCCTCTCATTCTTTCAGCAAAAGCCCTCATCCGTTCGCGATGAATTATCAAATCTCTCTCAATTCGAGCTTGTTCTATCTGTCGCCTATCCTCTTCGAACAAAGTAGGGTAGAAGTCCCAAATGTCCGGTGCTTCACCTTTTTCCTGGAACATCATGGAAACAAAACGAGCTATCATTTGCGATTGAACAAAGTTATGCGAAGCAATTTCTTTCTGTCTCTGGAATTGCTGCCTGTTGTAACTCTCGACCAACTCTTTCAATTCCAAAAGAGTGTATTCCCAGAAAGAAAACGGGTCTATCCCTGCATCTAATGCTGTTGGATAAAACCCGTTAATCAATTCTGTGACCGAACAAGGACCAGAACCTACTCGACTGCTGTCAGCGTTGATTCCTTCTCTTCCTTGTTCTTCGGAATAAAACCCGATACTTCAAACAAAGGCATGATGATATCTGCCATCAATTCTGTTTGCCCATAGCCCTCGTCGACATATTCATCGAATAAGTCATAGACATCATCTAGCTTGATACCGTGATGAAACTTCTGCAAAGCGCCTTGTACAATTAGCAACATCACTTTGAGAGCAGGTAGGTTAAACTGTTCTCCTGGTTTCGGCATGAAAATTTTGAGCAAGTTAACGCCTAATTTTTCTTCAATATCACACACTTGACGGGTACTGAGGCGTAGTTTATAATCTGTACCTTTGACTGTCCAAGTGATGTATGGTTTACGTGTTGACATTTATACCTCCTTAAAGTACTACTGGGTCAGTGAATTCTAAATCTGACTGTAGAGCCAATTTCAATGTAAATTCGATTGTAGAATTCACGCCTCCACCGCCCAATTTGACTGCGATTTGAGCCGAGAAATGCACCTTCGTACCATCTGGGTATTCTTGTTCAAAGTGACGAACAGCTTTGCCGTCTGCCAGTTTGCGCAAGGTACGGTAGCTGGATGTTACTTTTGAATTTTCGTACTTAAACTTGTATTCCAACTCACCAGCATCCCCGATACCGAACTCATACTGCTTAATGGTATCCGCAAGGGTCGTATTCTCAACTTTCTCAGGATCAATACCAAGTTCTGGAACTTCTTTCAAACCTTCCAAAACTGCATGGCCAGACCCTTTGGTCTCGCTCATTTTCAATTTAATTCCATTCGCTAACATGTTTTATCCTTCCATTCTGTATTGGTAAACGATTCGGGAGTTTAGATCTAAAATCCCCTCAAATCGCATGACTTTGTGTCGTAAGTGCGTTGGGTCGGGTGTATCCACGCTGGATGTACGTTTTAGCCCGAGAGATGCAAAAATCGCATCAATCGCTACTGCTAATTCTGACGTACTATCATTGTGGAAAATATCGACCTTGTAGCGCAAATAGGACATCTGTTCTGTATCATCTGTAATCTCGTAAGGCTTGTTTTCCTCTTCTAAGTAGATGATAACCGGGAAATTCTCCCAATCCTGCGGATAAGTATCTGTCACATTGTCCGCAACCTCTTTCAATTTCTTGTAAATGATGGGCTTAATATTTATCATTTGCTGACCTCTTCAATCAATTTTCGCTTAACATATCTGTTGATGTTCTTAGTGACCCGTTCCTCATTATCCTTAAGTGCTGGATAAAGATACGGTTGGGCAACTTGACCAAACATCTTGTAAAACTCGCCAATCTTGGGGAAACGATAAGGACCGGCATCAATCTGAGACTCGTGGACATACCAAGGTGTGCTTCGATAGGACACGCTGACTTCTGGCGAAATGCCTGCATGGTTTGTTGCGCCTTTTGGACCTGTTCCAAATTCGACAAATCCACCATGGTCCGACGTACTTACGACTTCAGCTCTTGGATTCCCAGGCTTGGACATGCGGACCTTGATACCCGCTCTCAAATCACCATCGTTGACAGGAGCTCGCAACTTTGCATCAGCTTGTACAACATTCTTAGCAGCGTTGTGTACAGCTTTCGCTATGATTTCGGTCTGTCGTTGACTAGACAATCGTTTGAGCTTCGAGATTAACCTATCAGCACCTATCAATCGCGACATTGTTCCAACTCCAAGACTTGATGATTTGTATATCGCTTTATGGATATGACTTTATGGGTTACTTTATCGCTGTTGATACAAAAGCCATCGCCTTCATCTATAAGAGTCTCACGGTCTACCAAGCAATTCAAAATATATGCCAATCTCTGACCGTATATCTCAGCTTGTAAACGACCACTAGCAGGCCATATCTCGGCCCGTATCTCAGTAGAAACATCGCTGTAAGTAGCTTTCTTGATACCCTCATCACTCGTCACTATGACAGCTTTACGAATCAGATACGGCTTCAGTCGGTTTCGCTTCAAACGCACGACCTGCCACCCTTGCGAGTCTATGACTCCGAATACCATTCAAAATAGTATCTGACAGCCCGTCTTTATAAGACACAGACACGCCCCCTTCACTCCGTGATGTTTCGCCCTCGCTTCCTTGGCGATTGAACAACTCGAGTGCCACTTCCAGTTGCAAACCTTCCAGCGCTGGCGTAAGCTGACTTCGATTTGTCTCAGTCAAAATGATATTTTTTGCCCTCAAAAGCAAAGACGAGAGGATTTTATCATCACTCTCGCCTGTTAAAGTTTTTAAATCTTCTAGCATATCCGCCCCCTATTTTGCAGGAGCTTCTGCTCCTTTGGTCTTGATTTCTTCAATGTAATCAGCCAAATTCACGTCTTGCAATTTAGCGTTTTTCTTCATCTGCTCATGACGTTCCTTGGTCAATTCGATGATATCGTTAACACGATGAACAAAACCAAGTTCGTCATCAGTAAACTCTTTTAATACCTTAAAGCGCATTTAGGGCCTCCTAGACAATCTCTTTCCAGTTGGCTGAATCGCTACCAGGAGCTGTTGAGGATGAATTTACTTTCTTAGTGGCTTCAAACAACTTACCTTCGTTCTGTACACGAGCACCAGCTTCATAAGTTGCACCAGATACCCACTGCTCTGCACGGATGTTTAATTCGCCTTGTGCGCTTGGCTTCGCTTCTGGTTTAGAGGTCGCAATAGAAATGATGTACTTCTGGTCAAAATCAAAGACAAATGCTCCAGTATACAGCAATTGTTCCACCAACTCACCAAAACGACCTGGGATGTTGTTGTTATACTTCGTTTCATCTACTTGGATAGGCGAAACGACTACCCCGCCGATTGTCGCAACAGCTTGTACGCCTTTAAGGTACTTAGATGGTACTTTGTAAACCGTGAATGTATCCAACTGACCGACATAACCTTTGTAAAGCACAGTTTGATTGGTGTCTCCTTGTGGAAGGTTGACAATTTCTGACTTAATCGCTTTATAAAATGCTGGCGTCACAAACAACAAGCGGTTTTCCACTACGTCCAATTCATCCAATTTCTCAGAAACATCCAAGACAGCTTGGTAAGAATTATTAGCACCTTTAGTATTAGCTGGTACGACATTATCGCTGACATTACCAAGAAGAGCGTCAAAACGAAGATGGTCTAAGTACGGCGCCACAACTTCGGCAGCTTGACGAGCGACAACATAATTGACATTGACTTCACCGTTTGAATCACGCTCATCTAGACGATCCACAAAACGCCCCCAGTATTTTTCTTGGTCCAGAGTGTATGTGCGTTCTTCTGTTTGTGCATGGTCGAACTCATTGTCAGCATTACGCTTGTAGTCTTTGAGTTCTGTTGTGTCAGATTTTGTAACAGTAAATGAACGCCCGTTCATTTCCACTGCATCATTCGATAGCAAAAGCGGAGCTGAGTAAGATTTTTTAGCAACAACTTTCTCGATAATCCCTAAGAATTTTTCACGGGATGTTGCGGTGTTAATATTTTCAAATGGCATATTTTATTTTTCCTTTCTTATTTCAAAAAATCACGTTCCCACTTTTCAACGGTTGGTTGTTCTTGTGGCGCTTTCTTCATCGGTGCACTTCCTTTGGTCTTATCAGCAACACCTTTTAAGACTGCTGCTTCCCAAGTCTTTTGAATAGCATCAATGGAATCACGTACACTATCAGCGTCAGCAAGATTAACCACGTCTACTAACTCGATTGGTAAGCCACGTTCGCTTAAAATCGTCTTAGCTTCAGCGGTTAGCTCTCGGCGTGTGATTTCTGCTTCACGGTCAGCAAGGTCCTGTTCACGCTTATCAAGCTGGTACTTCTGCTTGTCTTCAGCGTTCATCTTGGCTAATTTCTTAGCTTCTGATTCAGCTTTTTCCTGCTCTGCTTTCCATTTAGCAAATTTCTTGTCAATGATAGCATCAACATCGGCATCGGTGTACTTCTTTTCGTCTTTCGGGTCTGTTGTGACTTGTTCAGGTTCAGCTGCTACCTGTTTGTCATCTTCGACCGCTTCGACTGTTTGTGTTTCTTCGTTCATTGCGAACCTCCTATTTTTAAAGTCGTCCCCGACTGTTTTTCCATAGCTTTTACCGTCTTCAATGCTTGGACCAAAAAGAAAACTGGTCAATTTCGACCAGTTTAAAGTAATTTAGAGTAGTTTCAAGCAGTCTTTCCTGCTGTCAAGATGAGTGACCACCTCCTCACATAGAATCCAAAACACTGCGAAAACCAACAATATTTTGGGGTCCAATCGCCTCATAAGTATCATTGAAAATATCTTCCTTACATGGATATATTTCTCCGTGGATACCTTTAATAATATAACAGCCTTCGTCAGCTCGCATTACACCTTCCAAAGTCAAAATGTACAACGTGTTTGTTTCTTCGTCATAGTTAAGTTGACTTCTACCACAAAGACTGTAAACATCTTCAAAATTTCTACCGTTCCACTGAACTGCTTCAATTTCAACAGGTTTCTTACGATAACGCATTTTTTACTCCTTTATTTACGACTAAACCAAGACTTCTTGGACAGCTTGTTAGCTACTTTCTTTTCAAGATAATCAAATCTCGAATTCGTAGCCTGGGCGTTGCGTTCGATAATATTCTCTAGCTCAGCCACACGATTATATAGCCGGTTTTGACCGTTGACGATAATGTCTATCGTTGTAGAAATAGCCAGTAGCCATTGTTCCAAAGCTTGTATTGGACGATATTTCTTTTTAATCCGCTTATTCATGGCGTTCTCCTTTCCAAAAATTATAATCTTTTAGTGACCTTACCACACTTCTTGCAATAATAAAAATCAATCTTATAATGCCCTAAATCTTTGAACCAAAAATCATGAACACATAAGAAAGTCTTGATGAACCATTTTTTTATTTTACTTAGTTGGTACATACTCCCTCCTATTTTCTGCAACAAAAAAGCACTCGACTACTTGAGTGCTTATTTAAATAATTGGTCTGCCTTCTGCATATGCTTTTTTTGCTTCTTCTAACGTCATCTTATTTGGACCGCCGTCAATATTTGTTTCACCAGTGTTTTCCCAATTACATTCGCACACATCAAATAACATGACATTCCGTCCACAAACAGGGCAGCGAATGTACTCTTCTCCATCAATCAGGAAAATCTCGTTTGTAGTTTTCATAATAGTATTTCTCACCTTCATCTGGTTTTAACATTGTGTTCAATCGCGCCTGATTATTTTTGTTTCGCCGACCTATTACGATAATGTTCTCAGCCTTATCATAGCGAACTCTACGTCCACCCTCGGTCTCATAACCCAAAATATTTTCATCGGTAGGACTAGCAATCAGTTCCGATGCAAGTTTTCGATACTCTTCTTTAGTCAAACTTGGAAACTCATGACCGTGTTTCTCAAAATGACCATTAAAAGACTTCTCAGACGGGAATTTCGCTTTTATCCATCTAGCTTGGTCCTGTAACTGTCCATATCCCTCTTTATCATTATACTTCAAATCAATATAGTCTTCAAGCGATTTAGGGGCTTTATCTCCAAGAATTGACTTATATTTCTCGTACTGGTTATTGGCACGTTCAATCTTCCAAATGTCCAAGTTATCCGCCTTGTATTTTGGTTTGACATACTTCTCATACCAATCTTTATACGTCATATTGGCAGGGACTTGAATAGTTTTGCCTGTCACTGGGTCTCTGGCGCTTCTGGTTGCTTTGGCTAACCATTCTGAATCGTCTGATGCTATTGTATCCGACCGACACCAAGGATGTATAGGAGGATAGTTCTTGCCAGTTATCCGTTCACTAACTTTGTAGATTTTACCATCATGCTCTCGACAGATACTTGACGTTCTCAAATCTAATGTTGCGAGAAAACGATAATATTCCACATCTGCTTCTTCATAAGCCTTCGCTTCCATTTCTGCATGGAAATAACTCGTTTCTGTTCGAATCAACCGTCGAGCATTTTGACTCCCTTTTCCGAATTGAGCCTCAATGACTTCTGCGGTCTCGTGAGCTGACCGACCCGTTAACAGACTGACTGCCAATTGCTTTTGTAATTCACTTGCTAAGGCTTGAGTATTACCCCAAATCCTTTCAGAGTAATTCGCTCCCAGCCATGGCGTTTGCTGGATAGCTCTGATTTCCTCTGGGTCAATCCTGTTAAAAGCAAATGCCACACCAGACTGCTGCTGCAAATCAAAAACAGAGTGATAATAAGCATCTGGAATAAACTCATCATAGAAGGCTCTAGAAGCCTCATTTTCGGCTTTATACAATCGGGTGGGTAAATTATCCACCTCACGTTGCAAAGCCTCGTATCGCTCAATTCTGGAAGCGTAGGGAGCCAAATCTAACAAGATAAGCAACTGCCGTATCTCTTCACTGTCCGTTGTATTCTGTAAAGCTAATTTTAACTCCCGAATATCCGATAGATTCTTGACATTATCTAACACTCTTCTTGCTTCATCTTCCGTCAGTCCGTGGTCTCTGCGATAACTCTCAAAAATCTGGTCTATCTTAGAAGTGATATGCCTACTTGCTAGCTTGTGAATTTCATCGAGTTGTTTTGCGGTTTGCTCTGCCTTGTCCATTTCTTGAACCATTCGCTGAGCTTTCCGCTTCTCCCAATACTTCTGATTGTCCATCTGTCACGCTCTCTTCATAAGGCAAATTCTGGCTAAATGCAGGTTCTTCTTGCGCAGCCTCTTTTTCTTTTTCAAGCGCCTCAATCTCTGCATCTGGGTCTTCCACAAACGGCAAGAGCGAAATAAGTTGGCGTAGACTAACCTTGTCTTTGAGATTGCTGATAATTTGGGAAAGTTCCAACAAATTCTTTGGCAAACCACGGCTAAACTGCGGAATAATCGCCTTAGCATTTTCGTAAATCTGAGACCAGTTGTAATAATTCGCAAAAATCTGTATGCGTTTGTGTAAAGATTTGATATAGTATCGCTCTTTGGTCTTGGTAATCATTTCAAGGCCCAAAAGCTTAAATTCCATAGCTACCCCTGATGTATTCCCTGCGAAATTCTCATCTGAGAGATTGGGGACGTGGCTAAAAGTGTAAATATCTTCTTTCAGCGCCTTACGAAGTACTTCGACCGTAGCCTCATCCAAGACATTCTTCAAGAACTCAGCACTTGCGTCTTTAGGGAGTTCTAACAATCCTTCTTCTCGCAGTATCTCCATCGCTTCTTTTGCTTCTTCCGGTGTATCCGCCAGCGCTGCGCCATATAAGACCAAAATAGAATCAATAGCTTGTTCCTTGTCATTCACACGGTTGCCCATCAGTGAGTTATACGCATCTATCAAGCTAATCTGTTGCTCATAATCTCCGACCATATAGCGATTGTTTCGATATTCAATAATAGGCAGGGCTCCGAGATTATGCGGAACACCCTCTTCTGACTCTTTCTTTTGCTCACGTAAAGACATGCTATATTGCAGGTTCTCTGTCAATACCTGAGCTCGATAATACGTCTCTTCCGTCACATCGTCCTTCGTTTGATAATAATAGACCGCAAACAAAGGTTTCTGTTCAATCGAATCATCATAAACAATAAAAGTGTTCTCTGGTTCTAGACTGCGAGTTACCAGCTCATTTTCATCCTCTTTGACATAGATGTACTCATAAGCCCTGCCGTAGATTGCCATGTTCAAAGCGTTGTCTAAGTCTGTCGAATCAACATCTGCACTATCGAAAGTTTTTAGCAAATCCTCGATGTCCATATCGTTGGTCTTAGGATAGCGGATAGCATTGCCCATAAAGTAACCTGTGGCGGTATCCGCAATATCCTTAGCATGATTAGCAACCGTCTTAAAATTTGGCAGATTACTTCTGCGTGTGTGCTTCTCAATAGCATGTTTTCCAAGGTAGTAATCTTTTAACCTTTTTAACTCGTTAGCAGTCTTGTCATGCTTCAAAATCAATTTGTAAATGATATCCTTATCTAAATTCTGCTCGTTATACAACGAGCGACTATAGACCAATACTTCTTCCATTTTTGCTCCTTTCTACAAGCCGTAAAGCGATTTGCGTTTGACTTTGGCTTTAGTTCTAATTTTGTCATTAATTGCTTCGACTACGCCTGTCAGTGCATCTGCAGCATCATCATGAGCATTCTTACCTTCTCTTTGATAGCTCATAAGATTTTGATATAATTCTGACCAACGATGTCTCCAATTTTCAGGGAAATAGATATGCTCTATTGCCCAGGTCGTATTGGTCAAAATTCTTGCTTGTTTATTTTGAGACTGATGAAACCAATTAAAAACTGTATATCGGTTTTGGTAGCTATCTTGCGTCAAACGTTCAACGTTTCTAGCGAATCCGCGACCGCCATTATTACTTTCGATGTCACATGTATTGACTTGCCACTCTGCTAGTTTTTGAGCTAGCAAAGGCTCTGTTACTTCCATCGGTTCCTTTGTGAAAACAACGTCCAAGATATACGCTTCATTGTCCATAGTGACGCCGTAGATATAACTAGCTAGATAGTCCTTGCCTGTATCTGCCGTATCAGTGTAAGCACTAATACGCTTAAATGTCGGCTTGTCAACATAGGTTTTAAATCCACTGTACAACCTGCCCTTGATGTCAATAGGTTCTTGCTGGTAGTTCGCAGACGCAATATCAGCTCCCATAGTCTTAGTCTTTTGAAGATAAGCTTGTTTACTCAATACTTCGTCACAAAGCATCGTATCCGTAGCTTCGTCGTAAGCTTTCATGCTAATGTGCTTGACTTTGTAATCAGACTTAGGAAGTTCAATCAGCGCCTTACCTGCCAAATCTTGCGAATGCCAACGTGTCATGATAATAATGATTTTTCCGCCCTCTTCAAGACGTGAAAGCATCGTGTTCGTGAACCACTCCCAATGTTTTTCTAAAACGGTTGCGTTGTTAGCTTCTTCCGCATTCTTGATAAGATCGTCAACGATAATAATGTCAGCACCGAAACCAGTCGCTGTACCTGTTGGACTTGTAGCCAAGTAGTTATTATAGCCGCCTTCCAAACTCCACAAATTCATAGCTGCATCGCCATATTTTATATGCGTATCTGGAAAAATGTCGTTAAACACAACAACGTCTTCATCTGCCTTCGTTTCCTGAATAGCATTTCTGACATTTTTCGAAAATACAGTTGATAACGTTTCGTTGTACGAACCAGTCATTATCTTTTTATCGTTGTCATTTCCAAGCAACCACTGAACGAACATGCCTGCCGTCCTTGATTTTCCGTGTCTGGGTGGTTCATTGATAACCAACACATTATGCTCGTTGTCACTTAAAAAGCCTTGTAAGTCATTACAAAGCTCGACTAAGTATCTACGAGATGGTTTGTAGAAGTCGCTTGCCATCAAATGACAATAGTAAAAGAAATCGCGACGAGCTAACTCAAAACGTGCTTGTTGCCTGATTGCCGCTCTATCCATCATCAATCAACTTCCTTAACTCATCCGTTGTCAAGTCGGCAAATGGGTTGGTTTGGTTGATATTGACTTCACCATCGTGTGTCACTGCTTGTTTTGTTTTAAAATCGTTGTCACGACGTTCTAAGTACCATTTTGACAAGTCTATATCCCCATCTTCAATCGCTTTCGATATATTAAGTTTTGCCCGTGTTTTCACACGTTGCTTAAGCAACTCTTTTCGCTCCGAAAATTCAGGATTTTCCTTACAGTAATCATAAAGAGTTGTGGTTCCTATATCAGCTAGAAGACAAGCTTCTTCATCGCTCAATCCTCTCGCAAACAACTCTTCTAATTTCCGTAGTGTTCCTTGCGTCATCTTGGTTGGTCTACCACGCTTTGTTTTCGCCAATATCATCACCTCCAATCAAAATTAAAAAAGCCACACTTCGTTGTGTGACTAATGCATATTAGGTCTTGGTCCGATATGCGATTGACCAGACCTCCGAGTCAAGGTCCCCGCAGGATTCACTTACTCTTAAACGGGAACAGCAGGGCTCGAACCTGTGACAAAACTGCCTTCGGAACCTAGGACTTTCACCCGAGCAGAGGAGTCCACCTTATATTCCAAAAAGGAGAGTACGGGATTCGAACCCATGGACCGCACGCAGGCGGCCACCCGTCTAGCAAACAGGCGCATTCGACCAACTCTGCCAACTCTCCATAACAAGCAAGGCTTACTACCTTACCCTTGTTTCTTGATACTACCATTCTAGCAGATTTTAGACTTCATGCCTGTACCGTTACTATCATTTACTATCAATTCTGAAAGAATGACATCAAGCTCCTTTACTGCCTGTTTCTTCAAACGGTAATAGGTAGGTGAGCTCATGCCACCCATACTGTCACAGATGTCGTCAACGTACATCTTATTGATGTAGGTCATTCTCAAGATGGTTCTATGCTTAGGATTTTTCAGCTTGTTAATCAATCTACCAAGTTCAAGTTTCCTGTTAATAACTTCATTGGTATCTTGTTCAATAGCTTCTTTCATGATTACAAGCTGGGAATAGACATCATCAACCTTTTTAGCCTGACCACCCTTGACCTTGTCTGCTGTCCACTTGGGGCTTGAGAGCAAACCTGCCTCAAGCTCATTGATTTCATCTATACGGCTTTGAATATCCATATCAAGATTTTGTAGCTCATTCAAGAGCTCTTTAGCCTTGTTCACTCTCTGTCTCCTTTTTGTGGTATAATGTATGTGAGTTATTTACCACAGCCAGGGCAGAGAGTGCCTTGGCTTTTTTGTTACTCTTGATCAGAAGGCCTTAGATTAGGTTAAACCCCTCTTTCTATTTGACTTCCTTCTTTATTTTGTATATACTTAGTATACACAAACAGGAGGACATATCATGAATACTGTTAAAACACGTAAAGTTGGTAACTCGCTTGCCATCACCATTCCAAAAGAATTGAACGTCGCTGAAGGCAAGGAGTTCATTGTCTACAAGGGCATTGATGATGTCATCGTGCTTGCACCTAAAATCCCAAATCCATTTGATAGCATGGAACCGTTCGTCATGGATAACGACTTTGAAGGAGTGGTCTTACTTGACAATGAAGGATAATTACATACCACAAAAACAAGATATCATCTGGATTGACTTTGACCCATCACTTGGAAAAGAAATCCAGAAACGTAGACCAGCACTTGTCGTCTCCAGTCACAAGTACAGCCAGATGACAGGATTTGTTGCCGTCTGCCCTATCACTCACGGGGCAAAAGCACTAGAAAGCCGTGGCTTATCTGTCCCTATCCATTCTGACAAGGTAGATGGGGCTGTCAATCCAATGCAGCTCTACACCTTTGATTTCAGGGCACGAAACGCTAGCAAAATCACCCAGCTAGACACTTGGACTTTTCAAAAAGTCGTCCAACTCTACAATTACATTTTCGACTAGAGCCAAACGGCTCTTTTTTCGTTAGTCATTGGTTGTCTCCCTAAAATCTGGATGTTCTGTCAACTCGGGTTGTTCAAAAACATTCCCAACCACTTCAAAAACATTGCTGATGTAATAACAAATAGGCTCAAACATGCCGTGGTTCAAGCTTACAGGTAGCAACTCTCCCGAGTGCATTCTAACCACATCCCCTTCCCAAATCTCCTTGCCGTTTTTATCAACCAGCCCTGTGGATTGCATGAGAATTGCTCCATTGTACGTTCTGCCATCTTCGAAGTCGCGCCAATCAAGATAGAATTCTCCATCATAAACTACTGGCTTGTCATACATTTCTGAACCAAACCAAGCCCTAAACTTCGGTATCATTTTCTGCCTCCTATTTCTTCCAAAAACATACCTATCATGCTGATGATAATTATCCAAATAATAGTTAAAACCGCTATTAGCCCAGATAGAGTGATGAGATTAAATAAAAAGTCTAATATCGGCCAATCCATCACTCCGCCTCCTCATCAAACTTTACCTCACTAAGCGCAACACGGCCTAGCCTACCGTTAATTTTGACTGCAGCAACTGGCCTTGCATATGGTTGACCTAGCAAATCTGTGCCAGTATCTTGAAATATACCAAGAAATTCAGCATGTCTCCATTCTTTGTTAATCCTTACCCTACATTGCTCAGAGTGGTAGCTTACAGAAATTTTTCCTTTCATGTTCCAACCTCCTGTAAAAAATTCTTTAATTTTTCAAAATTGATAATGGCCACTTCTTCAACCCTATATTTTTCAACATCAAAGCTCGGGTCATCTTTTCCAAATTCTCTTTGGATTGCTTTTTTAGCTTCCGAAGGTAGAGCGAATACACTGGCACCATTTCTCAAAGTGAGTATGTTACCATTTTTGGAAACGACTCTGTATCCGATACTATACGGTCTGATGCTAGTTGGTACTTTCAGCCTCTTGGATTCATCTTTTAGTGTCTGTTCTAGTGTTTTGACCATCACTCCACCTCCACAGGCTTAGCCCACTGCCACGCCCACTCGAAATCCTGTTTGATTTCGGATTCGGTGAGGTGGGTGCTTGGGTCTTTCTTCCATTTATAGTTGGGTACCTCATCCAAAAAGATATCACTTCCAATAAATACTTTTCCATTTTCTTTATACAAGTATGTGACAGTGTCTGGGCGATTTGGGTCAGGTATCCTAACTGTAAATAACTGTTCCTGCTCAATCTCATAGCCGTCGTACCAAGCAACGACAAAGTCGCGTTGGTTGTCTAAAATCCAATCATTTACTGCAGATGGGACTACTCGTCCATCTTCTGCAGCGTTCAAAACTTTTAACAACGGACTAGCGTGTCGATATTCTTTATCCCCCTCCGCCACAAAAGCCGTGCGGACAAGCTGTTTCAAAGTATCATTGAGGCTGTCGTATAGAATTTCAACAGCATCAATATCTCTAGCCTTGACATAGTTCCTAGCGTCGTCTAAATCTTTGAGATAGTTTCTAGCGAGGTTTTGAACCTGCACCACCCGTCCAGCCCAGCGTCCTGTTCGACTTGCGCCATAGAACTGCAGGAGCCCATGAACTCGACCGTCTGAACACATAGCACGTTCCATGGCTTCGTATTTCTTGAGGCTAGACATAGCTGTTTGTAGTTTCAGCTCTAAGACTCGTTTCAGCTCTCCGCTTGCTGTTTTAAGCTCCTTCTGCACATCTGCCTTGGTTAGGCCGCTGGCAGAGTACCCATGAGTTTTTAACCATGGTAGAAGCTGGGCCCTACTGTTTGGATTGTCAAGACCTGTTGTGGACCTTAGCTCATCAAAGAGCATGTCCATCTTGACATCCTTACAGTAAAGAGCCGACTCTACCAATTCCGCATCAAGTGCCACACCTCTATCGTTGATTCTTTGGTCAGCTGTGTAGAAATCCCACTCTCTGTCTGCGACAGGTAAGACCGACAACCGTTCTGCAATCGCCATTTCAACAACAACGTCCTGCTTACAGTAGTCAATAAACATCTGCCATTTTTCAGGATCATGTTCAGGTAGGTTTCTATTTCTTCCGCCGTTCGCCTTAGTAGGTTTACAGGGTACCGAGAAATACTTAATCAAATTCTTACCTGCCGTGTCTTTTTCCTGCGCTAAATTGAGATAGCTAGCACACTTCTCAAGACTTGCGGGCTAGATTTCTTAGTAAAATATAGCGGATAGGCATTGTTAAAGCCGTGTTTCTTGCCGCACTCGATAACCATATCTCGCTGTTGCCATGCATGGAATACAATCATGGCTGGCGCCTTACCTTTTTCTTTCGGCTCTTTCTTCAACAACCGACTGCAAAAATCAAAGAAATTATTGATTTTGAAATCATTGTCCGTGTCAAAAAATGACTCGCCAGCTAATTTACTTTCGCCTTTGGCATTATCGCCGTCCTTGTACCATCTTGGGTCACTAGCATAGGCATTGTTCCCAAGATTGTAAGGAATATCCGCAATAATCAACTGCGCCCGTGGAATGTTGTACCGCTTCGCATTTTCAAAATGGTCGTTAAATAACTCAAATTTCAACTAATCTCCTCCAATTCAATTTCAATCCTTGGTCTCGGACTGTACACCTTTCTCGTTGTATGCTCGACAATGATATTGTCATCAGCCCAGACAACTCCTGCTTTACTGATACTGTCATAAACAGCCTTTTCTAAATTGTCCAAGTCGGGCTTTTTGTCTACATAAATTCGCGCATTGACAAAATCATTATATTCCTGCACCTTCTTAGCTTTAGATCGTGGTTTAGGCGGTTCAGACATGGGCTTCGGAGCAGGCATGTAGAATGTCATGTCCACCTTGATTGGTCCGTCAAAATACGGTCCGTCATACAGCTGTCTAACAAGTTCGGTGCACTTCTTCCTCCAAGCGACCATCTTTCCGTCTTCGTAAACCGTCGCATGTCTGCCTCGCACACTAGCCCTTGGTCTGCTCTGTGGTTTGGGTTCAATTGGTATAATCAACCTCATACAATGACTCCGTGAAATCCAAGTTCATCAAACAAATTCTTTTTGTTTTCTTCGATGAACTCAAATAATGTTTGGATTTCCTTAATATCTTTGCCAATCTCTTTTGCTATATAAGCACCATCGAGAATAAGCTTATCAGGATACTCGGCTTCTAAAACTAGTCTATATTCTGGTTCGAACATATCTCCGTTTTCATCTAGCGATATTTGATTATCTCGCTCTACAAACTCTGCTTTGATGTTCCATAGCCCACCGCCAATAATTTCCATACTTTGTTCTGATTCACTTGTCACAAGTGTGAAAGGCGTTTTTAAAATTGCTGTTTTTTTCATTTTTGTAATTCCTTTAAAATCCAGCGACTGCCATTATGTGAGTTTGGCTAAATACGGGCAGTCGCTATCGTCCAACTGTCAACTGATTGTTTCCAATTGACACGCTTTCTAGTTCGCTTTTATCGTGGTTCACGGCACGTTATCTATGTTCCCATGTACAAAAGATTGTCCTTTGTTTCTTCAGGTCGAAACCATTTCGGAAATTTAGGACAAATCTTTTTTCTGGGTATGTTTGCATTTTTTTATAAATACATTCAGACATATAATCAATTGGTTCTCCGCTGAACCATTTGATGCCGTTACTTTTGACCAATTCGAGCAGTGCCCCGGCTTCGTCAATCGTTCCAGCTACCAGAGAAAATTCAGCTATAGACTCTTCCTCTAACTGCTTCAATTTTTCATCAAAATTAGTCATCTGACTTATCCTTTCGGTTGCTACTCTCACCGACTAGATAGCCCAGCATGAGCCACAAGATAGCCATTCCTACTTCTTTTGCAAATTCAATCATTTCAATCTAACCCTTCATATAAACTTTTGCCGAGTTGTTCCTCAAAATCCTCTTGATTATCTGGGTTCAACTCTGCTAAACTTGTAACTATTTTTATTTTTGTTTCTCTACATGGTTGATAGCCATACTTTGCATATCTCATTAGTCTGTTAAAAGTGCTAACCGGATAAGGTAATCTATCATCTACAACTAATCTTTTTGTGTGTAGATGCTCAAAAAAATCTTCATGAAATAACAATTCAAAAACAGCCATATAATCATCTTCATCTACATTTTCATAGTTCTTGTAGTAAGCAAATTTTGTAATTGTAAAATCAAAATTTGAAATAACATTTTTGGGTGTTCCATATGTATTTCTAATAAGTTCAAGACGGACTTTTTCTTTGACTGAATAGATCGACCAACAATTTTTGTTCTCGTATGAAAATTTCCAATCAGTAGGATTTTCCTTCGCTTGTTTTTTGTAGTATTTTTTTGCCTCCAAAAAATCATTTTCGTTTTCAAAGAAAATATCTAAATCCTTGACACGTTCATTGTTGAAAATATTTTTGAAACATCCGCCGGCGATAAAACCTTTATGTCCAATAAGAAATTTATCAAGCCACCAAAGTTGTCGATAATTAAGTAAGTCACTCGTTTTAAACATCTTTTTTCTCCTGCTATCACATCTCTAATAATTCACGAATCGATACAATGCGATTCAGCTTTTTCTTACTTCGGCAATAATTGCAATTGCCGCACTTAATCGGTCCAACTTTTCCAGTTGCTACATCCCATACATGACCAGCACGCTCAGAAACGAATTCTAAGCCCTCTGAGAGCGTTTCTTCGTCAAGGCTTAATATTTCCTTATCTGGCTCGTTTTCTTTGCTCACAGCCACGATTAGAGGCTTATATGAACGTCCTGTCATTTGCTTCAGCAATTCTCGGTAAACAGCAGTTTGAACATGGTAATGATAATTGATAATATTCGCTATCGCTCCAGGTACTTTCCTCTTTAGTTCCTGACACCACTCTTCACCGTAGATTGTCTTCATCGTTTTCAAATCCACCATGTAATTTCTAGTGTGGTTGATAGAGTCGATTTTGCCCTTAAATGGGACACCAGTAATTGTGCCAGTCACAATCATTTCTTTCTCTACCCGGTCTCCTTTTCTGCCATGGTAGAGGTTGTTGAACAGCTCATCAGTTTCCAAGGTTGCTATCACCTTATCTGCTAATTTGTAATCAGCAAGCAGGCCATACGGCTTGCGACTAGAAAACAAATCCGACTTATGCTCTTCTAAAAATTTCTGATGAGCTTCTGCGCTCTCGAAATAGCTATGGACGTAATTCCCAAAAACCAACGGTTTCCGGTCACGTTCGTCAATCCATTTTCCAGTATCGAGTGCCAAGGCTTTCGCCTCGCACTCAAGATACTGTTTAAAGCGTGATACTGACATGTAATCCTTGTCATCATAGTAATTATCTTGCGTTAGGGTCTTCATACTTCAAATCCAGCTCCCCATTTTCTTTTAGCTCGGTTGACTCTTCCAGAATTTCGCCTGTTTCGGTATCTACAGACATTAAGTCATCAAGCAATTGTTGGTCTGTATTGATTGGCTCTGCATCCTTGATTTCATTGGACTGATTAAAATTCAAGTCTTCGTTATCTGCTGATATTGCATCCTGCATCTCTACAGACAGTGGTGCGTATTTACTCAATAGTTCCTTGACTAGTGTCTTAATTGCCATAGAATCAAACTCTGTTGCCCAAGGCGTCCCTGGCTTGAAGTCCCCTTCTTTCTTATCGTAAGTTTTAGAATATTTTTTAGCATGATCTACAACTTTTTCTTTTGGCCAGTAGATCATTTTATAGAAGCCATTAATAAGTTCAAGGCTTGCAAAATATCCTTTAATCACCCCAGAATCAACGTAATCCCCTGTAAGTTTGAGAGTGCCTTTCATCTTGTCGTATCCAAGAAATTCTTCTTCGTAAATAACCCCATGCTCAATATTTCTAATTTGCCCACTTCTTTGTGCTAATTGGATTAGACCACGATATCCGATCTGGAACTGCGCTTCGTTGACCGTAACCCATTGTGTCCCGTCTTTATATTTACGATTGTAGGGAACAACATAAGCAAAGCCAAGACTCGGTTCAATCGGCAAATTTAGAACTGCCGCCTTCATAGCCGCCCCCATGATTGACTCAGATGTTGCTTTCGCCAAAAGAGTATTGTTGCTGATAATAGACAACAAGCTGGTTGTAAATTGTTCAGCTCGCTTGCCTACTACCTGCTCGATTCTATTTTTAACAGCCGGTGATTTAAAAAAGCTGTTATGGTTTGTTGTGAGTTGATTTGTTGGCATATCGTTTCCTTTCATTTTCTCGCAGTCTCTACGTTCGTTTTAGAGACTTGTTTTGGTCTAGGGTATATTTACCCTCGGGAGATATTTTAGATTGATTTTCGCTTTATGCTACAGACGATTTTCAGCGTAGAATTGATTTTCTAGCTTTCTCTAAAACTTGTTTTTGTTTTTCGGTCATTTTTCGCTTGTTTTTCACAAACGGGCTGACTGAAAAATCATCTAGATTTGAAAGTTTCGCTCGTACATAGATACAAAAGTTATTCTCAAGCTCTTTTTCCACACTTTCAAAAGCGTGCTCCATTTTCAAGATCTTTGTAACGTGTCGTCTAACATTGCTTTCAAAATACCAACAATCGTCCAGCTCATCATAGCGAATAACTGTCTCACGCTCTTCTGGTAAATATGCCATGGCTAACACCTTCCTTTCGTCTTTCTCAAGTTAAAATTCTCACGCTTCAAGCGTCTGTTTTCTTGTTTCAAGGCAAGTATCAAGTCCTGTTGTTCGTTGATAATCTCGCCCAATACTTCGCAGGTTTCTAGCCGTTCTCTGGCCATTTCCCTATTCAATTCATATTGTTCACGATAATAGCTCATAAGCTAGACCTTCGCGGCGTTCGCAGCGCTAGAAAGTAGTCTGTTAAACATAGCTTCTAATTCGTCTTCCTCGGTTTTTACTGGTTCAGGCAACTCTTGTCCGTCTAAAGTGGTCAAGGTATATTCTGCCTGTACCTTGATTGGTTCAGCATCGAACATCTTTGCCATTATTAGATACTTCTCTTTGTCCTTGCCGTAATAATATTCTTCTGGAATATTCAAAGCATCTTCAATATCGTCAGACCACTTTTCCGAATACGCCAGAACACGCTCGTTGTTCTGAAACTCTGCCAAGTAATTGCCTTCTTTGTCTCGTAATACGATAAATGTGTTTGTTTGTTTCATGTTTTTCTCCTTTTTTCTAATATTCGTAGCCCATTGCCACGTTGTCTTTCCATTCGTCATAGGCACTATCCTCATCTTCGCTTGTTTCCCAGACGTCAACTGGCGGCTCTGGTGGCGTGCTCAACCATGTATCATAATCAAACATCAAAACTCCACCTTTCCGCCAATCTCAGACCAACCAGCCCACTCATCTAGCTTCTTCTGGATAATGTGGTGTTTCTGTTGCAACAATAGCCCTCTGACCTCATCGCCAATCTGACCGTACTTTTCTTCGTGATCAGCAATCATTTTTAATTTTTCTTGCATTGTCCCTCCTAAAATGGTAACTCTCGTCTACTCTGTGCATTATCTGGATACTTAAAAACATTGTTCATCGCGCCCTTCATGATTCGGCTGACAAGTGAGCGGTCATACACTTTCTGCATCTGCTCCCCTGTCAGGTTAGTGTTGATGATGGTTGTATCACGTTCATCCAAAATCTGATAGAGGATATTCTGCTTCCAGTCGTTCGCCTCCTTGGTCTGTCTGCCAAATGTCGATTCCTTTCCTAAATCGTCCAGAAAGAGATAGTCAGCTTTTGTAAGCATGTCAATCATCTGTTGGGCACTGGTTCCATCTTTGTAACCGAACCCTTCTTGGATACGTTGAAACATTTTTGGCACCGAGATAAACAGCACACTCTTCGGTTCAGAGATTGACCGCCAGTCCATATTCAATTTTCTAGCGATGCTGATAGACAGATGACTCTTGCCGATACCAGGCTTACCTTGGATAATAGCATTCCCTTTTCCTTGGTGCTTGAAGTAAAATTCATTCAGCCTTAAAGCGAACTGTTTCGCTTCTTCCTCGATTCTGTTGGTGATTGTGTAGGTCTTGTAAGATGCATCTTTCAGTTCTTTCGGTATCATGCTCTTCTTAGCGAATATGTCGTACGAACTAGCCCATGTCTCGGCTTCCAAGGCTTGGCCCACCTCTCTCAACTGTTGCTCGTTCATCTTCTCTCTGGTGCATTCAGGGCAACAAGTAATGTAGCGTGGCACCGTCTCGTTCTTTACCATGACCTTATGCTTTGTCCGCCACAGATAGACCTGGTGTTTCAAACACATCTCATCTATCACATCGTGAACTTCTCCAATCTTCATTGGCACCTCCTTCTAGTAGGGTGGTGGGTAGTTTGGGTCCGGCGTGTCAGTTTCTTTCCTTGTCCAACTCTTCTTGGCAAGCAAATAGTCCTGTATCGCTGTGACAGTTTCCAAGTTGTTATGGACATACCAGTCTAGACAACACCTCTCCACCCAGCGAATTGTTTTTTTATTTCGCAATGTTGCTTCTGAGATAGCGAAGTCGATAATCTCAAATGGGTAATCACCTAACATCTTTGTCACAGTTTCAAGTTCAATTGGTGTTAAATCTTTTCCCCAATTTTGTCTAATGGTATAGACAATTTTTTTCAAGGGATTTTGCTCGCTAGTATTATTATTTATATTGTTTATATTAGTCTGATTAATATTAGTATGACTCGGCTTAAAACTTTTAAGGTCGTGAGCTAAATATTCTTTAGCCCCAAAGATATACAGGGAGTTTGGTTGATTTTTCCCTTTTCTAATTTCGTTGAGCAAACCAGCTTCTGATAATTCCTTTTTTGTCTTGATGATAGCAGGCTCTGAACAATTGAGCTTCTCCATCAATCTTTTATTGGTGTATTTAACATAAACTGCGCCATTCTCGTCATACCATTCATTTTTAGCAGATAGTTTCCGTCTATCCCACAACAACGTGTACATTATTTTTGCTCTGTCACTCAATTTGTTGTACGGCTCTTCCAGCAACCATTGCGGGAATTGATAAAACTGGTTATTTCTAACTTCGTCAATGTGCAAACTCTTCCCTCAACTTTCTAATGTTTCCAATCGCTTATCATAAGCACGGATATACCACTCTTTCAGTTCTGCATATAGCTCCTGCGCCATTTCGTATTCCTCTTCGGTCAAGTCTCGGTTATTGGATTTACCGAAAACATTCAAGACCAGAGAGCGAACAGAATTGTGAATCTGTCCAAATGACAACTTGTGATAGCTTGTTTCGTCTATCACTTCGTTATACCGTGGTTTGTTGGTGTAGATAAAGCCAACAGGGTTGACGGACTTCACTCGCCAATTCTGGCTCAATCTCGCTACGACTTCAGGATATTTCTGGTTGATTTCCAGCAACTCGCTACCCTCAAAAGCTACAGGGTTAAACAATCCTTGTGGTGTGATTGGCTTGTGTTCCATGCGTTCCTTGATAAGCGCTTCTAATTCTTCTTCGGTTAATGTGTATGTTTTTGCCATTTGATTGCCTCCTAGTTGTAGCGTTTGCCTGCAAGCTGTATATAAGCCCCGTAGCGCTCGTTTTCAAGGTGTCTGGTATATTTTTTCGGCTTGCTATGGGCTTGGTAAGTACCTAAACCAACGCAAAACCATAGAATGAGGTTCAGAGGTATCAAAACGGCAATCAATATCAATGCTTGTTCCATTGTTAATGTCAATTCTTCCATGATGTGTCCTTTCGATTTCAAGGTACACAAAAAGCGTACCTGTTGTTTTTAGGGTTGCTGAAAACAGGTACGCTATGATATAATCAAAACGTGCCTATTTTCGTATGAATATGGGTGCGTTGTTCGCTCTAACGTGTTCGGTCGCCAAACTAAAGCACGTTAGGGCTATTTTTATTTGTCAAAAAATTCTTCGACTGCCTTTCTCACAACTTCCATTTTACCGATACCGTTCTTTTCAGCGTATTCAGTAATGTCGTTGTGCATCGTTTCAGTCATTCGAACAACCAATTGTTTGTCCATTGGTTCAGAACCTTTGACAGGTCGCCCCATTTTTTTAGTCAATGTTATTCCTCCTTATCTGATTTGACGACAAGGAAAACTAACAGCAGGGTCAATACTAAGTCAATGCTAGACCATACATCAAAGCCTTTTAAGATAGCTAATACGCTATGGGCTACTAGCAAGACAACAATCAAAAATTTTAGTTGCTTCATTGCCTAATTTTCTTAAACTTGGTATAATAAGGACAAGGCCAAGCCTAGGGGCTCTCGCCCCTGCTTAGCTAAGGTTTTTATTTTTCTAGAAGAATTTTTGCGATTTCTAAGATAGCTCTTAGTAGTTCAACTTTCAGAACAAGTATCGCAAGTTCTTCTTTTTTATTGTCCTTTTCCAAGTTCTTTCTCCTTTCCGTTAGTTTCCTTGTCTAAGATTGCTCCTTAATCAACCTTATGAACTAATTATACATTTTTGCAATGCATTTGTCAATAGTTTTGCAATGCATTTTTTATTTTTTTGGAAAAAGTTTCCCAACGCACCCATATTCAATTGTCAAAGGACACTGCAATCTAAAACGATTGCGGATTAACTAACATTGTTCCAATACTCTTCTAAGTCTATGTTGCGCCGAATTCGCACACTTTCAAGCGTTGATTCCGCTTGTTTGATATCTGCACTCATCCCGATTTCCAACTCTTGCGGCGTCCGTGCCATATAGATACCGTGCCAATTATCTCTCTTCACACAACCTACCGGATGCCCCATACATTTAAGTCTAGAAAGTGTTGTTTGAACACCTCTTCTTTTGCGCCCTAACTTAAACGCTAAGCTATCTAAGCTCAGTAAATTTTCTAAAGTGTAAGGCTTGATAGCATTCAGACGCTTTATGTCGTTTTTACTCAGATTCATCTTCCTACCTCACCATCCCACTATTTTTCATCACAACCGCCACAGAATCAACAATTGTTCTCAAGAACCGATTTTCTGTCTGCAAGTCGTTCACCTTGTTCCGAAGTTGAATATATTCTTCAACACTTATTTCAACTGTTGTGTGATTATCCTGCATACCGTGCAATCTCCTTATCTACTTGCTGAGCGTCTCTCTTTAGCCCGTTACGAGCTTTTTCAATGTCGCAGGTACTCTGATACCCCATGCCTGCTTTAAAGCCGTACAAGTAGTCTCTGCGACGAATTTCTTCGAATTCTTCACGCATTCGCTTTTTCTCAACCTTCCGCTGTTCCACTACTGCCGCCGTCAAAATCGGCACAGCGAAAATTCCTAATGTAAGTAATGCTTCTGTCATGCACTTATTCCCTTCACTTTCTTCTTTACTTTCATCTTTGCTTTGTAATATTCAATATCTCTTTGGTCAAAACGAAAGTGAGTTCCAGCCATGTGATAAGGGATTTTCCCAGCCTTCACAATTGCCATAAACGGATTACGACTCATTCCCATGATTTCGCAGGCTTCCTTCACGCCAATGGCTTTATCGGACATCTGAGAGGGTTTTCTCTCGACAGCAAGTTCTTTCCGAACTTCACTCAAGACTTCTTGGATAATCTCTTGTTTCAAGACCTCGAACGCTTCTAACATAGTATCCATCTTGTCAAACCTCGCTTTCGTGTGTTATAATTTAAGTAAGTAATTTTGTTGAGCCACTGTTCCCGCAGTGGTTTTTTCGCATACCTCGTCCAATGTTATTCCTCTAGCTGTAAAATAGTTCATCAATGGTGATGTCTGGTTTAACCTCTGCGACAATGGTCTTGATTGCTTTCTTTTCCTTGTCTTTAAATGGTGTTTTGCCAGTTTCTTTGTTGTTGTATGACTGCAAAGAAATATCAAGCTTGTCCGCCATATTCTTCTGGGTCAGCCCTAACATGACCCGATAGCCTTTCAGTTTGCTCATGCCGTTCTCCTTTCTAGTTCGGTTAGTTCTCCTCTCCGTGATATAATAAATACGGAAAGGAGGTGATTATATGCTTAAACAACGTATTCAACGGGCGTTAGAACAGGGTAAAAAAGTCGCTTTTGTTTTCTCTGATAGCCACAAACTATCGATTACAGAAATTGCAGACGAAATCAATTTGCCGAATTGGATTTCTGTTAAAACTGCAACATCTTCAAAAGTTCACTATGTCAATCTTGAACAAGTCCGCTCGTTTGAAATCACAGACAAGCACCATCAAAACTGGTCTGTGTAAATTTTTATCAACTCTGCGACCGCTTGAATTGTCGCAGGGTCTTTTTTATTGCTAACTTCTAAGACTTCATGAACGTAGCGATGAATAGAATAATAATTCGACTTTGCAGTGACAATTACTTGCCGTCTTTGATACGGATACCGTTTTGGTCTCATGTAATTCTCCTTTCTAGTTTGGTTGGTTTTGTGCGGTTAAACCGCAATGCTGTCTAAAAAAATAATGTCATCTATAGACAATCCAAAATTTTCTGCAATTTTATAGGCTGTTTTGACATCTGGATTTGTTTTCCCTTTTTCCCAATTTGCCCATGTGTCAGCAGTAACACCTACCAGCTGACCAGCTTGTTTTTGCGTAAGATTGTCTCTGGCACGCAACATTTTTAGCGTCCATTTCAATACCCCTCACTCCTTTCTATCTTTCTTATTACTTCCTCCCCGTGATATAATTTGTATATCAACACGGAAAGGAGGAAAATCATGCAACGGCAATACGTCACATCTAGCAACGTCCGCAGTGTTGGTTGGGAGAATAACACATTGGAAGTTGAATTCAATAATGGTTCGATTTACCATTATCACAATGTCAGCCTGTCAGAGTACCAGTCTGTTCTAGTAGGATCTGTCGGCTCGAATATTCATAGATTGGCTAAGATACACTCTTATAGTCGTATCGCTTAATCTAACAGGGTTTCGCTCACAGGGCGGAACTCTTTTGTTTCCGTAAAAGTGACGCCTTCAACCGTTATGATAATTTGGCTATGCAGGCAGTTCTTTGACAAGAACTCCGACCCTTCTAGCAATTTTTGTATCAACTCTGGTGGCATGATTACCCCTTTCTAAATTCATCTAGGCTGACATCCAAAGCGTCAGCGATTTTAACAACATCCTCAAACTTCAAGGATTTCTTTCTACCCATTTTTAGATCAATTAGGCTATTTTTATTGATGCCTGCAAGCGTAGCAAGCTTATTTTTAGTCATACTTTTTTCTTTTAGCAGTTTTTCAATTTTTTCCCACAATTTTTTCTCCTTGTCTATTGATTTCTCAATATTTATATATTATAATAGACATACCTTCACATGAAAGGAGGACAAATTAATGTCCGAGTTTTTGAAAGGAACTGTGTCTCAGTAATCTGGTTATCGCAATTGTGTATTCCTTCCGTACACCGCCGTTGGCTAGCAACGTAAAAATAGGGAAGTATTCTTTGTTTTCTAGCGTGCCTAATCTCACGCAGGGTACCAGTGGATTAGCTGAGTATCCTGAAAATGACGGTTACTAGGAAGTAGCGATAAGAGGTTATATCAACTACAGTGCCGGGGACGATACCGGTGAAGTGTTGTTGGCTACTGCTTCTAGCTTGAGCAGATCAATTTCCGTAGCGTACTCTATGAAGCAGATAGAGTACGTTTTTTTATAACTTCAATCCGATACATCCAACTCAGACACTAACTTGTCCTCCTTTCCACCTTTACTTCTTCTTTCTCCACTTCACAATCTGCCGTATCACAAACGACAGAACCAACAAACCAGCTAACCAATAGATCATTGCATTCTTTGGCAAATGGTGGTATACTTCAAATAAGAGGTTGGGGCTTTCGCCCCTTGCTCTTACTTTTTGTTTTGTAAGTTCCGCTTGTGCTCAAGCACTTGTTTGTGCCATAAGCGAGCTTCTCTTACTAAGCCTAGAATGATAATCGGGATTGCTAAGTCGTTATCAGCTAGGCTTTTTAGTATGTCCACCATTTGCTTTTCCTCCTGTTTTAGTTTGGTTAATTCCTTAACCTTGATTATATTATACTGCGGTTAAACCGCAATGTCAAGAATTTTTTGCGTTTTTTTCGCAATTTTTTGTTTTTTCTTGATTTTTTTGCGTTTTTGCCGTAAAATCTTCATTAGAAAGCGAGGAAAAACGCTATGCCGATAGAAAACAAAGATATTTTCTCGAAAAATCTAAAATACTATATGGACAAAAAAGGGGTTGATAGAAACCAACTCTGTTCTGATTTAGATTTAAAGTATACAACTGTACGAGACTGGATAAAAGGTATTACATACCCACGAATTGGGAAAATCGAATTACTTGCAAATTATTTTGGAATTAACAAATCGGATTTGATTGAAGAAAAATCCACAATCCCCTCTTCCACCCCTAAAACCGTTTCTGACGACGTTTTGAGATTGGATAGGGATTTACATTCAAACAACCACAAAAGCTGGATACGGTACGGAAATGAGCTTCTAGATGAACAAAATACAGTAACATACAGTAAGAATACAGTAAACGAACCTCAAGCAGTCTACCACACCTACAACTATTACGACCAACCTGCTTCCGCTGGCACAGGTCAATATCTGAATGATGTAAAGGTTGAGACTATCGAATTGCCTATTGAAGTGGACGCTGACTTCGTTGTCCCTATCTACGGAGACTCCATGGAGCCAGAATACCACTCAGGCGATTATGTATTCGTCAAACTCTCCCTTTCCTTATCTGACGGCGACATCGGAGTATTTGCCTATAACGGCGAAGCCTACATCAAACAACTCCGCATCACAGACCAAGGCGCCTATCTTCACAGCCTGAACCCAGACTATGACAACATCCAAATCACAGAACACATGCGAACAATCGGCGAGGTTGTGGATGTGTATAGAGAAGCTTAATCCCACGGTCAATGAAACCATGGTTAAGGAAGAATATTTTAATTTAGTTAATTGAAAGGAGAAACAGATGGCTAGCGGCAGAACAAATGACGAAATTGCGCTTTATGTCGCACAAACGATTACAGAATTAGAGGAGTATCTTCATCATTTGACTAAGAATGGTGATCCGGATGATGCTCGAGCAGACAAAATCAGTCAATGGGTTGAGTCTTGGACAAAATATTTGAAACAGGAAAAGAAATTCAATCCTAGAAGTATCCCTGCTTTTAAACGTGGTAGCATTGTTTACGTAGATTTAGGTTTCAATGTTGGCACCGAATACGGCGGCATTCACTACGCCATTGTGTTAAACAAGAAAGATTCACGAAATAACACCCTCTTACATATTCTTCCGCTTACTTCAATAAAAGAAACAACAGATGTAGACAATCTTAAATACTACCAATTATCATTATCTAATGAAATCCATCGATTGCTTATTCAGAAAGCACAGAATAATATCAAGTTAATCGCTGAAAAAAAGATTATTTTTGAAGAAAAGCAAGAAAAAATAAATCAGAAAATCGCCGAACTCAAGTCAATATTAAAAGATCAGGTAGTTTCAGAGGATTTAAACCCAAGATTTGAAGAATACTTCGAGAACGAACTATCCATTGTGACTTCTGAGCAACAAGAGATAGATAAAATCGTCAGAGATATGACTGCACAATCAGAATATCTTGAAAAATTGATTAACAAAATCAAAAATTTAAAAATGGGAAGTATTGCTCTTTTGAACCAAGTAACAACAATCAGCAAATTAAGACTGTTGGACCCAATTAACAAGAAATCTTTGCTGACAGATATAACCTTGTCTGCCGAAACTCTCGACATAATCGACGATGCACTCAAAAATATTTTATAATATCTGTTGACAAAAATAAGAACAAAGGTTACAATTGAATCATAAGGTCGCTAGACGACAAAATAAATGATCTCGTCCCTTGAGGACAATTTGAAACCTCTGTTCATCGAGCAGAGGTTTTTTCTATGAATTCTCCCTCAAAAAAACAAACAAAAACCCCCACACTCTCCATCGCCAAACTTTGAGTGTGAGGTATCTCGTATAGTCAGAAACCTGCTTTGCAGTAGGTCTCTTTACTATACCCATTTTAACAGAAAATGAGGTAAAAAACAATGGATATAAAACCGTACACCAAAAACGGAAAGACTTATTACAAATTCGTACTATATGTTGGTGTAGTTGACGGAAAACGAAAATACGTTAAGCGTGCCAATTTTAAAACAAAGGCCGATGCCAGAGCAGCAATACTTTCTTTGCAAGAAGAAATTGACCGACCTGTAGGCGATATGACCTTCCAAGAGCTGACAGAGAAATGGCTAAAAATCTACGAAACTGAAGTCGCAGAAAGCACCTATATCAAAACAAGTAGGAACATCAAGCACCACATCACTCCTGCTATCGGTCACAGGCGTATCTCTGAAATTACAGCCCTGGAACTGCAACACCACACACAGCACTGGTGTTCCAAATTAAAATACGGCAGGAAAATATTAGGTCTGGTCAAAACGATCTATCGTTACGCAGTACGTATGGGCTTCATTGCCATCAGTCCGGCAGAAAGTGTCACGGCCCCAAAACTAAAACGAACCGTCAGCACAACCAAAGACTTCTACGACAAGCACGAATTAAAAGAGTTCATGCAAAGAGTAGAGGCAACCGGGGACATTCGCAAGATAGCCCTCTTCCGAGTACTGGCTTTTACAGGTATTCGCAAAGGCGAACTTCGTGCGCTTCATAAAGACGACCATTACTCTAAAACCTTGCGGATCAATAAAGCAGTCACAAGAGGTTTTGCAGGCGAAGAGATAGGACCAACTAAGAACAGTTCTAGCGAACGTCTGATTAGCTTGGACGATAAGACTGACCAAATTCTACATGAGTTAAAACGACGATACCCAACCAGTACACTCTTATTTGAGAGTGAAACAGGGGGTATTCTATCGCCTACCGACCCTAGAAGGTGGTTACTTGAAATCATAGAGGGCACAGATTTATCGGAGATCAACATTCACGGTTTTCGCCATACGCACGCCAGTCTGATATTTGATGCAGGTATGACACTCAAACAAGTCCAGCACAGATTGGGCCATTCAGATATGAAAACTACAATGAATGTTTATACACATATTACTCAATCAGCAGTGGACAATATCGGAGAAAAATTTTCAAAATACTTAGATTTTTAA